CGCCCTGGACCCGTGCCGGTGCGCGATCGCCCCGGGCTCGGAGATCGAGCTGGCGGTCCTGCGCCAGGAGGTCCAGGACCTGCGCGCCGCGGGCCACCGCGTGGACATGGTGATCGCCGCGGAGGCGACGGTCCTGACGGACGAGCACAAGCAGGCGGAGGTCGAGGCGGGTATGGCGCAGCGCCTCGGGTCCACAGCTAAGGGGATCGGGGCCTGCAGGTCGGACCGCGTGTGGCGCACGGCCACGCGCTTCGGGGACTCGCCCGAGGCGGTGGCTCTCGCGGAGGAGCTCGGCTTCGAGGTGATCGAGGACTGGGTCGCCTACATGGACGACTACCTGGACCACGTGCCCCAGGCGGTCGTCGTGGAGGGCACGCAGGGCTACGGCCTGGGCCTCCACGCGGGCCACTACCCGCAGTGCACGAGTAGCGACACGCGTGGGATCGACTTCCTGGCCATGGCGGGCGTGAACCCGTGGCACGCGGGGGTGCACGACTTCAAGATCGTGCTGGCCACCCGCGTCTACCCGATCCGCGTGGCCGGGAACTCGGGACCGCTTGAGGGCGAGACCACGTGGGAGGAGCTGGGCCTGCCTGAGGAGCGCACGACGGTGACTCACAAGGTCCGCCGCGTGGGCCAGTTCGACCCGGCGGCGATCAACCGGGCGATCCATGCGAACGGCGGGGAGCCGACGGTTGAGATCGCGATGACCATGGTGGACCAGGTCCTGCCGCAGATCGCGGGGGCTAACGGGGACTCGGCGGACTGGGCGTCAGCCCAGTTGGAGTCCCAGGAGGGCACGGCCGCAGCCACGGCACTGTTCGACTACCTGACCACGGTGCGCGCGGCGCTGGACGCCCCGATCACCATGGTGACCACGAGCCCGTCGACGGCGCTGTACTGAGGAGGCGAACATGTTCAGGGGTGCGCTGGACGGCGTCCGTAATCGACTGGCGGACTGGATCCGGGTCCCGGGGGACGACCCCGTGGAGCCGCCGGTCTGGGAGTTCCTGGTGGAGGAGGACCTGGGGCCGGTCTCGATCCAGTCGGGTCGGTTCCTGGGGCAGGAGCCGGTGGCTCCCTGCTGTGGGCCGTGGCTCTCGGACCTGGTGGGGTCGGCCCCGACGGCGGCCAGCCCGGCCGACCCCGGGACCTCGGTGGAGGCGCTGGCGGATCTGCGTGACTGGTGGCTGTCGACCGCCCAGGCGGACATGGCCATGGTGGCGCCGAAGGCCGTGGAGTACGGCTCGGTGGAGCTGGAGGAGATGGGCGCGACTCTGGCCCGCATGATGGGCCGGTCGGACCTGTCAGCCGCTCGCCGGGTGGAGCTGGCGTGCTGGTTCTACGCGATGGGGAAGATGCAGCGCTGGACGGCGGCGGTCACGCGTGGCGAGTTCGTCTCGGACGACACGCTCACGGACTTGGGGGTCTACACGCTCATGGTCCGCCGCGCCCGTGAGGCCGGGACCTGGCCAGGTGGCCCGGACCGGGACTGATTAGAGACTGGCGCCCCGCCTGGTGATCGGGACTGGGCGGGGCGCCTCGAGACTTTGGAGACAGAACGATGACTTTGGTGTACGTGGCTCAGGCGGTTGATAGGGACGCGCCGCAGATCCCTGCGAAGTTCGAGGAGGTGCTGGACTGGCTGCGGCACGATTTCGTGTTGTACCGGCCCGCGAGCGCTTTTACGGTTCCGCCGGGTGGCGTGGGCACGGATTCGTGCGTACGTGACGTGAACATGGCGGCGCTGGACCGCGCGGACGCGCTGCTGGTCCTGCTGCCGGTGGAGGAGCCCCGGTCCTGGGGCGTCCCGGCGGAGGTTGAGCGGGCGATCGTGGCGGCGAAGCCGGTGACTTTCCTGGTGATTCGGGGGAGTCGCGTGGTGGGTGGCTGGTCGACCCAGTACGCGGCCACTGAGGTGGACGTGATCGCGGCGGAGTCTGCGTCGCTGCCGCGGGTGGTGGAGTCGGTGCGTGCGTCGCTGACGCGCAGGACTGCGCTGGTGCCCCACCGCTCGGTGGCGGATCTGCCGGTCCGCATGGATTCGGGGGCGGCGAGGCTCCCGACCCGGGGCCACGACGACGACGCGGGTCTGGACCTGTACGTGTCGGCTCCGACGACTTGCCCGCCGGGGCAGTTCGTGGACGTGCCGTGTGGCGTGGCGGTCGAGCTGCCGGCTGGCACGTGGGGGCTGCTGACTGGTCGGTCGTCGACGATGAGGCGACGTGGTCTGCAGACGATTCAGGGGGTGATCGATTGTGGTTATCGTGGCGAGCTTTTTGCTGGCGTGTTCAATCCGGGCACGGAGGAGGTCGTGCTTGAGGAGGGCGAGCGCGTCAGTCAGTTGATCGTGCTACCGAATCTGACGGCTGGCTTATGTCCGGTTCCGGCGCGGGAGCTGTCGGACTCGGATCGGGGCGCGGGGGGCTTCGGCTCCACCGGTCTGTGATCTGTTTCACGTGGGCGTTGGGTTGTGTGACCTGACGCCCACGTGATAAAATTGTTGTATAAGGGGGAGGGAAGAAACCCCCGCTGATAAGACAGGAGACACGAGATGAGCAACACGGCCACCGCCCAGAACCTGATCACCGAGAGCGAGCTCGTGGAGACGCTCACCACCTGGTTCGGCGTGAACCCGATCAAGTCCCTGCGCGGCTACTACTTCGTGGACGACGAGGCCACGAACGCGGTCTGGATCTTCGAGTTCGAGGGCGACCACCTGCGGGTCGGTGACCACCGCAGTTACAAGACGGTCACCACCAGGGAGGGGCTCGAGGACTTCCTGACCCAGTACGCCAGGTCCTGATCCTACAACAGCAACCAATCGCCGGGGGCGGAAACCGCCGCCCCCGGCACAACACAGAAACGGAGACACGAATCATGACTGCGATCACGATGACCCAGAACAAGACCGGGCGGGTCCTGCGCACGCCGCTGGCGGGCCGGATCCTGTCGAACTGGCTCGCGCGGAACTACGCCGGGGACGCCGAGGTCGAGCTGGACTACATGGACTCCCGGTTCACGGTCGACGACGGGACCGCCCGGGTCGTGATTTGGTACGAGTACGGTGAGGCCACGGGTTACAAGGGCTGGACCGTGGACGTGTGGGACGCGGTCAGCGAGGCCCCGCGGTTCCTGCAGCAGTACCGCGTGGAGTACATGGGCCAGATCGCCGCGATCATCGGCGCCTACGGCGCGCTGAGGGGCGGGACCGGCCGTGTCGCGTGAGCCGAGACAGGACGACCGGATCGTGTTCTTTATCGCCCGGCATGGCTACGCGGCCGTCGTGGCCCTCGTGTTCGTCGCGATCACGGTCATCGCTCTCCTGGGGCTGTCGCTGGGTGCGTGGGCCGCCTCGGGCTCGCCCAAGCCGTTCATCCTGGCCCTCGGGTTCGCGGGCGTGGTCTACTGGCTCTGGTTCAGCAACCAGAGCGTGTGACTCGCTTCACACGGCGTCTAGATTGTGTGGGAATCTGTTCGCGTGATAAAAATTGTTTTATCAAGGGGGAGAAAGAAAGCCCCCAGCGAGAACAAGGAGACACAAAATGAACGCCACCGCCGCCCTCCTCGAGACCCTCACCAACTGGTTCGACGCCGAGATCACCGACACCGAGGACGGCTACGAGGTCGCCGGTTGGGCCTTCTACATGGAGGCCGACGGCCTGGAGGTCGTCACCCCCGCCGGTAAGACCGTCAGCCTGCAGGTCGCCGAGCTCGACCAGTTCTTCCAGTTCCACCTCGCCTGATCATTCAACCGCCCCGGCCGGGGCACCAACACACGAAGGAGACAAGCCATGGGCTTCCCCACAGACAAAGCCACCAAGACCTGGGAGCACGCCGGGCTGCAGTGCGCGATCGCGCCAGCCGGCTGCAACCCGAACGGCGGAACCGCCTACAACGGGTACGTGCGAGTCCCACAGGGCTGCGACTGGCACGGCCGGGACTACGACACGATCAACCAGATCGTGTGGGACAACGAGGACGACTGGCCCGAGGCCGCCCGCCTCGTGGGCGGTGCCAGCGAACTGACCTACAACAACCGAGACGGCTGGATCGGGTTCGACACGCTCCACGCGGGCGACCGCTGGCCCGAGGACGTGCTCGACCCGGTCAGCATGCCGACCAGCCCGTACGAGACCGCCTGGACCATGGACCGGCTGCAGGACGCCGTCAACGCCTGGGCTGAGATCATCGCCCACCGTAGCCCCCTGTGGTGGCTCCTGAACCACTACAGCAAGGCGTTCGAGGACGCGATCCAGACCGCCAGCACCCGTATGAAGCAGCTGGCCGTGGTCGCCCAGCGGATTGCCGAGATCGCCGGGAGCACGCGATGAGCCACACGACCAACCAGCCACAGATGACCCGGAAGAAAGCCCGCGAGCTGCTGCCCGGCGACTACGCGATCACGAGCGGGCAGATCGACAAGATCCTCAGCGTGGAGCGCCAGTGGGGCAGCGACGGTACCGAGCGGGTACACGCCGAGATCACGACCTTCGACGGCTACGCCGCCCGGGCCGACTGGGACGGGAACCAGGAGTTCTGGTGCGTGGACACGCGGACCAACTGGCCGACCGCCCGCCTGATCATCGTGTTCCGTGCGCACGAGCGGAACCTCGAGCCCGCCGTGCTCGCCCTGCGCCTGCGCGACGGCGACTACGAGGTGATCGCCGCCCACGAGGACTCACCGCTGGCCCCGGGCACGATCCTGCGCTCCCAGGACGGGCCGATCTACTGGCACGACGCCGCGTGGCTCCCGGTCGCTCACGTGAACGGACTGACTCACGTGGACGACAGCGACCACAGCGACCTGGCCGGGCGGGCCCGGCTGATCGCCTCCTGGTATCGAGTGAACAGGCTGGTCTCATGAGCCGCCCGCCCATGTTGGAGCACCAGCGGTTCGCGGTCGACTGGCTGCAGCACGTGAACCGCGGGTTGCTGGGGGACGAGCCGGGACTGGGCAAGACCCGGACCGCGATAGAGGCGTACGGCGGTAGGGACCGGGTCCTGGTGATCGCGCCCGCTCTGATCCTGAACTCCGGGACCTGGCAGGCGGAGGTCGCCAAGTGGGCGGACCGGCCCGAGGTCTTCACCTTCGCCCCCTACAGCCGGCTGAACGCCCGGGAGCGGACCGAGCGCGGCGGTACCCGACCGATCGCTCACCCCCGGCCCGAGTTCGACCAGCCGTGGGACGCGGTCATAATCGACGAGGCCCACTACATAAAGGGCCGCAAGACCTCCTGGACCGGGGCCACCGAACAGATCACCCAGCGGGCGGACTGCGTGCTCGCCATGACCGGCACGCCAGTCCCCAACTGGGGCTACGAGCTGTTCACGCTGCTACGGCTGCTTCACCCGGATCAGGCCGCCCCGGGTAGGCGCTACGGCTCCTACTGGCGCTGGGCGCTGTCGTGGTTCCGCAACGAGCCCACTCGGTTCCAGCGCTACAACCTGACGGGCCTGCGGGCCTGCACCCCGGCGTGCGACCTGGTGAACCGGACCGGGACGTGCGAGCACTACGCCGAGTTCATCCGGGAGAACCTGGACGGGAAGTTCCTGAGGCGCGAGCGCTCTGAGGTCTTGACCGACCTGCCGCCGCTGACGGAGACGGTCGTGGAGACCCCGATGGACGCGGCGGGCCGCCGGGCCTACCGGGACCTGCGTGCTGAGTGGCTGACGCAGGTCGGTGACTCCCAGGTGGTGGCCTGGACGCCCGGGTCACGTACGGACCTGCTGGACCTGGTCACGGTCAGCCCGTGGCTGTTGAACCCGGACGGGCCACCCGCGGGCGGGAAGTTCGACCAGCTCGCCTACGACCTGCAGTCCCGTACCCGCCCGGTCGTGGTCTTCGCCCACCACCGGCAGGTGGTCCAGGCGTGCGCGGACTTGGCGCAGTCGCTGGGCCGACCAGCCCGGGCGGTGCATGGGGGCAACTCGGCGGAGGAGAACGGCCAGGCGGTCCGGGACTTCCTGGACGGGCGCGTAGACGTGCTCGTGGGCTCCCTGTCGGTTATGGCGGAAGGCTTGACTCTGACGCGGGCGGACACGCTGATCTTCGTGGAGAAGAGCCACCGCCCGGCGGTGAACGAACAGGCGATGCGCCGGGTCCACCGCATGGGCCAGACCCGGCCGGTTACGGTCCTGGACTACGTGACTCCACGGAGTCTGGACCTGCGTAAGCGCTCGCGGCTTGCGAGCAAGATCGAACACGCAGGCCACATGCTGGACGCGGAGATTCTTAGGGAGCTGGTATGAGCGAGTCGATCTGGTACAGCGTGGACCCGGGCTCGGTCCACACGGGAGTCTGTACGTGGGACGGCGTGGAGGTCGTGGAGTCGCGTGAGCTATGGCCGCAGGAGTTCACCGAGTGGGTGAGCGCCATGATTATCTCGGCCCTGACTGGGGGCGCCCGTCCAGTGCGGATCGTGGCGGAGGAGTTCCGGCTGGAACCGGCCCGGGCCACGGCGCTGGCGGGTTCGACGCTGGGCGTGGTACGCCAACTGGGGGCGCTGGAGTTGTTCTGCTGGCTGTCGTCGACTCCGTTGGTCCTGCAGCCGAACAAGGTCCTGAATCCGGCGAAGGGGCTCGCTCGCGCTCGCGGCTGGGCGTACCACACACGGGACGGCTCGGAGCACGCCCGGGACGCGGAGCGCCACGGTCTGTACTTCCTGGTCCGCGAGGGACTGATCTGATTGGCGACGCTTATAAACGCCTCGGGTCACGAGGCGCGGCTGGTGGGCGGCGAGACGGTCTCGCTCGAGTGGATTACGGTGGGTGCTTTCGTGACGAACGTGTCGTGGAGGCAGGACGGTCGGTACGTGTTCGGCACGTCGGCCGACGTGGTCCTGCCGGAGCCGCTCGCCAGCCGCGTGAGGCGTGCCGAGCGTCACACCCGCCGGAGGGTTTGACGGACTCTCTGTCGCGTGATAAACTTGAACTACGACAACACGGGAAAGGAGACACAGACCGTGAGAACCTACCGAATCCGACCGACCTCGGTCGCCGCGCTCGAGGACGACGACGTCGTCATCGGCCACGACGGCAAGCCCGTCCTGTGGCGCAACCACCCGGAGCGGCTCGCCATGAAGGACGAGTCCTCCTGGCACTACCCCAAGGTGGTCGACCCGCTGGACCTGTGGCCCACCGAGGAGCTGATCTGGATCCACGAGGGCCTGCACGACCGCAAGCCCGTCCAGGGCGTCATGGCGATCCGCAGCGTCGCCACCACCGACCACACGCGCCACCTGTACACGCTGCTGGACCGTGGGACGATCAGCCCCGAGGTCGGAGCCGACCGGGACTGCGTCTACAGTTACGAGCCCGTGCCGTGCGCCCTGCCGATCGGTCGAAACAAGGACAACCCGGACAACCTGGTCTACACAATCAACTGAGGAGACACGAGTCATGACCGACAACAACGAGTTACGAGTCAAGCAGACCAAGCGCAGCGACCTCGGGCCCAGCGACTGGCTGCTCACCCCCGAGGGCAAGCCGCTGCGAGCCCGCTACCTGCCGTATACGCCCGGGGACGACCCGCAGGTCCTGCAGCTCCTGGGCTACCAGCCGCCCCGTCCCGACGCGCCCGTGATCCGCGCCGACCGCGGGATCCAGACCCGCGGGGTCCACGCGGGTGAGACCATGGCTGGGAAGATCCTCGCCGCCGGGAGAGAACTGCGGTCCGGTTACCCGGACTACTTCGAGTTGGGTACGTGCCTGTCCTACTCCACCGAGCCCGGCAGCTTCGCCGAGATCGACGAGTGGACCGAGCTCCGACTCGTGGAGGACGACCAGGTCGCCCGGTGGGTCCACACGCAGGAGGCGTACGACGCCCAATTGGACGAGCGCCTCGGGATCGACACGGACAGCCACGCCGAGGACTTCCACACCGGTTGGCCCGACCACGACGACGACATCTGGGTCTTGGACGGCGAGCTCAACGGCCAGGTCGTCAACGAGCCGATCCGCTGCTGCCACGTGGGGATCTCCCACAACCGCCGCGCCTACCGGTGCCCCGACGGCACGTTCGTGTACGGCTGTGACCAGATCGGCAGTTGGCGCCCCGCCGCCCCCGGCGACCCCGGGGAGTGGCCGACTCTGGACTACCCGCGGATCGTCGTGATCGGCGGACTCCTGGACGACGCCGAGGTCCAGTTCATGATCGCCGACCGCAAGACCGGACCCGACGGTGAAGTCCGCTGGGAGGCGCAGAACCTGACGGGCGACCGAGTCGGCACGTTCTGGGAGGGCTTCGACCGGATCGACGACTGGGTCCGCTGGGTGCCCGTCGCCAGCCCCTACTGGCCCACTGCCCAGCGGATCGTGATCCTGGCTGGTCGGATCGGAGTCAACCAGGTCAAGACCGCGCAGGTGGCTGAGCGCGTCGACTACAAGCCCGGCGACCCCGAGCCGGAGACCTACCCGCGCTACCGGGTCACGCACGGCACGCACCGCGGCGCGGTCCTGTGGGAGGGCGGTAGCGCCATCGGCTCCTACGTCGTGCTTGAGGAGGGAACCAAGCCAGTCACGCCCCCGGCCCGCCCCGCCTGGCCTGCCGAGGAGCGGATCCTCGTGCGTAAGGCCCGGCTGGACGGCTCCACGGTTGAGGATCTGATCGGGACCCAGGTCGACCACCCGAGCGGTGAGCGTGTCACGTCGTACCCGCGGTACGAGCTGTGCGACCTGGACGGGGAGCCCGCGGGCGAGCTGTGGAGGGACCAGCCCGAAGACGTCGACCAGATTACCGACTGGACTCCCTGCCCGATCCGCGAGGACGCCACCGAGTGGCCGACCGCGAAGCGGATCCAGGTCCTGGCCGGGACGATCGATAACAAGCGGATCACCGCCCCGGTGGTCGCCGAGCGGGTCGACTGGCACGAGAACGCGTTCGGCGCGCGGGGGTGCTTCCCCAAGTACCGGATCGTCCAGGAGACCGCGCCCGTGGGAGCGACCGACGTCTTCTACCGCGGTTACGACTCCGACCGGATCACCCGGTACGTGGTCCTGGAAGAGGGCGACGATGACTGACCAGGTGGTCGTCTCCTACAGCGAGCTGGACGCCTACAGGCAGTGCCCGCTCAAGCACCAGCTCGCTTACGTACAGCGATGGACCCGCCCGGCCCAGCCGGGCGGGGCCCTCGCCCGGGGCTCCCTGTGGCACGCAGTCATGGAGACCCACTACCGGGCGCTGGCCGACCGACGGACCCGCGAGCGCGTCTACCAGGAGGGGCTGGACTCCGTGATCCGGCCCCTGATCGACCCGCTCCTGTCGGACGGCTCGGGCCACCGCACCGAGGACCAGGAACTGATCGCCTGGATCTACGACGGCTACGTGGAGGCGTACGACATGGACGCCCAGTGGCTGCCGCTCTACGTGGAGGAGAAGTTCGAGGTTCCGCTACCGGACGCCTTCGGGCGCGACAGTCGCTACCGGCTCAAGCTCCGCGTCGACCTGATCGTGCTGGACATACAGACCAACTGCGTGTGGATCGTGGACCACAAGTCCGGCGCGGCGCTACCCACGCAGATGGCTCTCGAGATCGACGACCAGTTCGGGCTCTACCAGTGGGCGATCAACCGGCTGGCGGGCTCCGGTCAGATCGACCTGGGTGGTCGCCCGATCATGGGGACGATCCACAACGCGGCGAAGACCAAGCAGAACGTCGGGGACAAGCCCGGCGGGCGGGGCAAGCCCCAGAGCCTGGACCAGCGGTTCCACCGGACTTTCATGAACCGGACGGCGGCCGAGCTGGAGAACCTCGCCTACGACGCCTACTGCGCGGCGTACAACGCGTACCCGCCCAAGTCCAAGACCCGACCGATCTACTCGAGCCCGGACCCGCGGACCTGTTCGTGGAAGTGCGACTTCAAGGAGGCGCACGTCGCGGCCCGGACCAGCGGCGACATAGTCGACGCGGTCCAGCGGTTCGGGTTCGTCCAAGACTTCACACGTCACTGATTAGAAGAGAGGAAACAACCGTGGCGAAGATGCAGAGAACCAGCGCCTCAGCGCAGCCGGCGGCCCCGACCCCGGCGCCGTCGCCCCGCCCCGTGGCGGGCCTGTTCAAACCGTTGAAGGGACGCACCGAGTACGTGCGCGCCCTGTTCTGGGGCCGGGAGGGCTCCGGTAAGACGACCGCCGCCCTGCGCGCCAGCCGCAACGGCCGGATCCTGGTGATCGACTCCGAAGGCGGCCTCAAGGCCGACGCCCTGGAGCGACTCGGCGTCGACCCCGACCGGGTCGTCGTCCTTAGCCCGCCCATGGGTGGCTCGCTGGATTACGAGACTCTGGACGCGGCCTTCCACCAGGTCAAGACCGACCTGGCCGCCGACCCCGAGTCGTGGTACGCGGTCGTGATCGACTCGCTCACCGAGCTCGTGGCCGCCCTCGTGAACTTCGCGGCCGACGACCGCGTGACGAAGGCCCGAGCCCGCGGGATCCAGATCGACCAGGTCGCCCAGTTCGACACGGACCGCGGCGATTACGGGACGGCTTCGAAGATGTTCCGGGACCTGCTGCGCAAGTTCCGGACTCTGGACTGCCACCTGATCGTCACGGCGCTCGAGCGTCGCACCGTGGACGCGGACACAGGCATGACTGTGTACGGGCCCGAGGTCCCGCCCGCCGTCAGCAGCGACGTGCGCGCCTACATGGACGAAGTCCTTCACTTCCGGGCCGCCAGCGACGACAAGCCGTTCCACGCCGTGTCCGGGGGCACGAGCCGTTACCACGTGAAGGACCGATCTGGTAAACTCCCGACCACGATCGACAACCCGTTCTTTGACACAATCGCCGACCTGATCAACAAGGAGAACTGAACCATGCCACGCCTGAACGCCGCTCTGCGCCAGATGACCGAGAACGCCCAGGAGCGCTCCTTCGGTCCGATCCCCGCGGGCAAGTACGTCGCCCGCCTGACCGCCGTGGAGGCCAAGCAGAGCCAGTCCGGCAACCCGTACTGGAACGCCACGTACCAGGACCTGGAGGCTCTGGACGGCCGCAAGCAGCCCGGCTCCCAGTGGCTCGCGCTGAACCTCCCGGACGACGGCCCGGTCCCGGAGAACTACCGGCCCGCCAACTCCAACAAGTCGCCCGCTGAGGCGTGGCGCGCCCGCCAGGAGATCGCCGCGAGCCGCCTCAAGTCCTGGTTCCACACCCACGGCTTCACGGTCGACTCGGACACGGAGGAGATGATCGGGTCGTACGCCATGATCACTGTGGTCCAGGAGACGATCCAGCGCGGCTCGCGCGCGGGCCAGGTGGGTAACCGCGTGACTTTCGTGGAGGAGGTCCCGGCGGGATTCGACGAGCCCCAGGACCGCGTATCTCAGGAGCCGTCGTTCGACGGACCGGCTTCGGCTCCGGCTGCAGACACGGACAACCCGTGGGACGCGGCCGGTGACTACGACGGCGACGACGCGTTCTGACGCGCTCGTGTGCTAGACTTGGTGGGCGGCTCGGTGACTTAGGCTCCCGGGCCGCCCACCGGCTTATAGGAGACAACTATGAGACTGAGCGATTTCACGCAGGCGTTGAGCGACGACGCCCCAGCCGCCCCCGCGGCCGACATGCTGCAGGCGGCCCTGGACTGGGCCGCCGCCGGTTGGTACGTGTTCCCGCTGCGCCCCGGGAGCAAAGCCCCGCTGCTGCCTCGGAGCCGTGACTGCGACAAGAGCTGCCACGGCACGTGCGGTAAGGACGGCCACGGCGCCTGGGACGGGACCGTCGACCCCGAGCGGATCCGCCGCTGGTGGGGGAACAACCCGAACGCCGGG